GCAACATCGGCGACCTGGTCGATATCAACGCCCGTAAGACGATGCACCGCGCTGCTGACCGTATTGTCGAGCTCGCAAAGAAGATGGCGCCGGTCGATGAGGGCAACCTCGAGGAGTCGATCACGGCTAAGGTCACTTACGAAGGCCCAAAAAGGCGCCTGGCGATCGACGTCTACATGAAGCCCGAGGTCAACGGCGTCAATGTTGAGGCTTACGCGACCAGAATGCACGAAGGCAGCTACAAGCTCGGGCCGAAATCGCAGATCAAGCAGGCCGGCCAGTCCGAGGTCGTCGGTCCAGGCTTTCTCACTCGCGCGGCCGAGCCCGAAGCACAGAAATTTGCCGAACGCATGCTCGGCGCCATCAAAGAGGTTATCGAAAAATGATCTGGGATATCATTTCGAAGAAGATCGAGGACGCAGGTCTCGGCGAGTTTGGCGTGACGATCTTCCGCGGCACCATGCCGGCTGAAAACAAGGTGGCGATCGGCTTCTTCGAGCCGCTCGACGGCATCACTGTAGATCCATACCTGCCGGACTTCTACAAGCCGACGCTGAAGGTGATCGTGCGCCACAACAAGATCTCGGAAGGCCGCAAGCTCGCCGATCAGGTCATGCGTCTGCTGACCGTGACGGCCGAGGAGTTCTACGAGGCGAATGCTGACCGGGGAGAGGTCTGTCTGAAGGTGTTTCACCCGAGGGCGCTGCCGATCCAGTTCCCGTCAGCCGTCGGCAATCTGACCGAATGGTCGATTAACTTCCAAACTGCTTTCACGATGCACTGGATCTGACGGTTAAACTTTCTGGTCTAAGCAAAGTCGTCGGAATAGTCAATCATTATTGATTGACTGATGGCATTTCCTGCCTGTATCATATGGTCAATCAATTTTGACTGATTCCGACGGCCACGTAGAGGAGAAAATACAATGCCTTCGAATACCGAGAACGTGAAGCTGGGCGTTTGCACCGCTACCTTCGACGATGCCGACCTGGGCTACACCAAGGGTGGCGTCGAAGTCCAAGTCCAGACCAATACCCATGAGGTCAAGGTTGACCAGATGGGCGAAACCCCTATCGACGAAATTATCACGGGCCGCACGGTCCAGGTGACGATTCCGATGGCCGAAACCACGCTCGAAAACCTCGCACGCGTCATGCCGGGCTCCACGCTCGTTACCGACGGCGTCAAGGCAGCCGGCTCCATCGTTTTCTCGGGCGCTGCCCCAGTCAACGGCGACAAGGTTTCGATCGACGGCATCGACTTCACCTTCAAGACGGTTCCGGTCGGTTCGCGTGACATCGCAATCCCTGCGACGATCGCTGCTGCCGCTGCTGCTCTGACCGTCGTCATCAACAGCGCTTCGATCGGTATTGCCGCATCGAGCAACGCTGGCACCGTCTCGCTGGTTGCTAGCTCGTCTGGCATCTCCGGCAACGTTGTCATCGCCAAGCAGGCTGTCACCGGCGCCAACATCACTGTCACCGGCATGACGGGCGGCGTTGATGCGACGAAGGCCAAGGTCGTTGTCGAAACCGGCACCAACATCTCGCTGCTCAAGCTCGCCAAGAAGCTTGTTCTGCGTCCGAAGGGTGCGATCGACGCCCGCGACGACTTCACCGTCTTCAAGACGATGACGTCCGGTGCTATCCAGTTCGCCTACCAGACGGACCAGGAACGCATCTTCAACGTGGTCTTCAAGGGCTACGCTGACAACTCGGGTCGTCTTTTTGCCGTTGGTGACGAAGCTGCCTCTGCATAACCCCTTGCTTTGCTCCGCAAAGTAAATCAAAATTGACTTACTGGGAGAAATACCCAGTAAGTCTTTTTCGTTTCAGAAGGAAGAAACTCGAACATGTCCGACCCGATCTATCTCGACCTGGATGCCATCGAATCCCCTGTGGACTTCACCATCAAGCTCAACGGCAAAGAGCACAAGGTCGTCGAAACCAGCGTCAGCGACTTCATCGCGACTGCCCGCGCTCTCGAAGGCCTCGCCCTTGGCGCGTCTGTCGAGAAGGAGCTCGAGGTCACGCTGTCCATTATCCAGCGCACGCTGCCGAGCGTCCCTGAAACCGAACTGCGCGGTCTGAAGCTCACCCAGCTTCACAAGATCCGCGACTTCGTCATGACGGCGAACGGCGACAAGGCAGAGCAGACCGCTCCGGCCGCAGCAGGCGAGACTGCCTCGGGAAACGAACCAAAGGCGAGCTGAAGTCCGTCGATTTCGGATTTTACTTCGCCAGGGTCGTTCATGAGTTCGGCTTTGCACACGACGAACTGAAGAGCTTCCCGATGAAGCGCTTCTGGTTCTACCACCGACAGGTGGATCGCATCAGAGCCGAGAAGGACATTCGACAACTCAGTGTCTTGGCCGGCGCTACCGGCCAGGAAGCCTTTGAACAGGTTCACAAGCGTTTGGACGAACAGCTCGGGCAACTTCTTGTCCATCAGCCGATCGCTCCGACGCTCATCGTCAACACCAACGAACCAGACCCCGATCTCGAACGGGACAAGCTGGACGCTCTGAGGGCGAATATCAAACGCCATGGTCGATAAATCAAAACTGATTTAGTGAGGAATGAATGACTGCGATTAAGGTTGAACTTGAACTGGTGGACGGCTCGTTTACGACCCGCATGCTGCATGCCGGCGAGACGATCGAACAGTTCAATCGCAATGTCGCTCGTTCCTCACCGGCCCTGCGCCAGCTCGCCGCAGACAATCAGTTGGTTATTCGCTCGATGGAGAAGAGCGACGAAGCGGGCAGGGGCTTCCTTGCGACGCTCCGTGACGTTTCCATCGTTGCGACCGCCCTCTCTGCCGGCGTCAACAAGCTCGTCAACGTTCAGGACACCTGGGTTGGCGCCGTTATCAAGACCAATGCTCAATTCCAGAAGCTGAACATCATGCTTCGCGGCATGTCCGACGCTGCCGATCCGGTCAAGGATGCAGCCAACCAGCTCAACACCCTGGTCGACATGGCTGCCAAGGCGCCGTTCAGCCTCGACAAGATCACCGACTCCTTCACCAAGCTGAAAGCCACCGGCACAGATCCGATGAACGGCTCGCTGAAGGCAATCATGGATGGCGTCGCCCACTTCGGTAAGGGCGGCGAAGAGCTCGAGCGCACGGTTCTGGGTATCTCCCAGGCCAGTGGTAAGGGCGTCATCCAAATGGAAGAATTGCGCCAGCAGATCGGCGAGACGATGCCGCAGGCGATGCAGCTCATGGCCGCATCCATGGGCGTCTCCATGTCCAAGCTGGTTGCCGACATTTCAAAGGGTCGCATGGCTGCCGGCCCGGCGCTCGAAGCGCTTTACGCCGAACTTGACCGATCCTTCGGTGGCTCTGCTGAACGCATGATGCAGACCTTCTCCGGTCAGCTCGGCCGCACATCCACAGAATTGCAGAAGTTCGCCCAGATCATCGGCGGAATCAGCAAGGAAACGGGCGACGCCACGGAAGGCGGCTTCTTCGACATTGTCACCCAACAGGTCAAGGCGCTCAACGATGCGCTCTCCTCTCAGGGTGGCCAGGTCTTCGCAGCGCAGGTCGGCCAGTCCCTCTCCACGGTTGCTCAGTGGCTGCAGGTCATTGTTGAAAAGGCTGTCCAGTTCCGCTCCTCGCTCGAGAACGCTTTCCAGTTCGCTGCTATTGCCGCTGGCTTCAAGCTGGTTGGCGCGGCCTGGAACTCGCTTAGCGCCGGCTACAGCAACATCATGCGCTCGATCGACATGCTGAAGATCAAGTTTGCCGACGCCAATACGATGCTCGCTGCTCACGCGAACGCTCTGCGCAACACAGCGGTGGGCTACGAGAGCGTGGATCGTATCGCGCGTATGCAGGCAGCAGTCAGCATGAAAGCCGTTGGTGCTGCTGCTATCAGCTTCATTCCTCAGGCAGCCCTGCTCGGTCTCGCGATCTATGAAATCGCCGACGCCTTCGATGTGTTCGGTAATCGCGGCAAGGAAGCCGTCGAGACCCTGCGCGAATTCGGCAAGATCGCCAAGGATCAGCTCCCGAAGGCCGAAAAGAACATCAATGATCGTCAGAGCGACCTGAATAAGCAAAAGCAGCAGATCGTTGACGACAACAACGGCAGCTTTTACTTCGGCACCCAGAAAGCCAAGAAGGCTGCCGCCCAGCAGGGCATCACGAGCGACTTCGAAAAATACGACATCGCCGGCAAGCAGGCGCAGATCGACGCCGACCGTAGGAAGCTCGACGAAGCCAAGGTTGCCCAGGCCGAGGAAGACGCAAAGAAAACCGCTGATTTCCAGCTCGCCCAGCTCGGCCGCATCGACGCTGCCGAGGAGCGTTCCTACGGCCAGCGCAAGGAAGCGATCCAGAAGGCGTTCGACGCCCAGTTGATCGAGGAGAAGAAGAACAACGGCGACCTCGACAAGGTCGAAAAGGCTCGCGCTAAGGCACTCTTCGACAATGCCGCGGAATACTATCAGACCCAGATGACGGAAGCGTCGGACGCGGTGAAGAAGCTGTGGGCCAACAACGGCATTGGTCCGATGCCGCTTTCGAGCCAGCTTCAGCTCGACGAGTTGAACAAGCGCCTCGACAGCACCCGCACGAAGATGTCCAGCCTGTCGGCGATCTCCGGCACGACGCCGGACCTTGGCCCGAAGAACAATTCTGCACAGGAGCTGTCGAACCTTCAGAAGACGGTCGCCCGCACGCAGGATGACGTCGCCGGCCTTGAGGACAAGCTGCACGGTGGCAACTCAGAACTTGGCGCGTTCCTCTCCAAACTCGAGCGCGGCGCCTATGGCAACAAGTCGGCCGAGGACGTCAAGCAGCTCTCTGCCGAAATGGTCACTCTTTTGCAGCGCAAGAAGGCGCTCGAGGACATGAACAAGGGTGTCGAGGATATCACCTCCGACATCGAGAACGCGCGCCTGAAGCTGGTCGAGCGTCGTGTTGCCCTTGAAGAGAAGCAGCGCGGCCGACCACTCAGCGACGCTGAAAAGATCACCCTCAAGCTCGACAGCGGTGGCTACAAGGGTCTTGGTCCCGACGCGCTCACCACGGTCAATGCAGCCGTCAAGTCGCTCACCATGGGCGGCCGGGTCACGGATGCGCTTGGCAAGTCCTTCGATCAAACCTTCGGCAAGGTGGCTGAAACCAAGATCGTCACCCTCAACGACGTTCTCTCGAAGACGCTCGGCATCATCACCGGTATTGGCAACGGTGTAAACGGTATCGACTTCTCCGGCATGTCCAAGGGTCTTGCCGGCAGCCCGATGATGGGTGGCAACGGCTTCAAGCTCACCGGCACCTCTGGCACGCTCCTCGATCTCATCGCAGGCGGCGAGTCGGGTGGTGACTACAACGCCACGCTCGACAACGGCAAGTGGACGAACGGCTCGCAGAACCTCACGGGCATGTCGCTCAACCAGGTTCGCGAACTTCAGCGCCAGATGCTGATGAACCCTGGCAACCGCGCCCAGTATGGCGACGGCAAGGGATCATCCGCGCTTGGCAAGTATCAGATCGTCGGCACGACGCTCGACAGCCTGATGAAGGAAATGAACCTCTCGGGCAACGAGATGTATGATCCTGCCATGCAGGACCGTATGGCGATGCAGCTCGTCAACCGTCGTCTTGGCTCCGGCCAGGGTCTTGCCGGCATGCGCAACGAGTGGACGTCGCTGAAGAACGTTCCGGACTCGGTGCTGACCAATGCAATTCGCACCGGCGCCAATGGCCCGACGAGGGAGAAGGCTGCCGGCCTGGCGCTGCCTGCCTACAACCCGAACATCAAGACCGATCTCGACAACCCCTTCGGTGGCTCGGCTGATGCTGCCAAGGATACTAACGCGACCTATGCCGAAACCAACGCCTATCTCGAAAAGATGGCCGCTGTTTCTGCCGAAGCCAAGGTCTCGCTCGACGGTCTGGCGAAGTCCGACGCCGATCTGACGGCCGAGGAGAAGAAGCAGAAGGGCGACGACGCCAAGATCGAACTGAAGCGCAAGATCGATGAGGCAAAGGAAAGCCTCGACGGCTTCGACAAGAACTACCGCGCTGTCTCCAAGCTGATTGCCAAGGGCGAGTTCGGCGACAAGGACATGAATTCGGACGCCAACAAGGAGCGCCTGCAGCTCGCAAAGGATCTCGACAAGGCCGAGAAGGACCGTGGCGATCGTCAGACCGCGTCGAACAACATCACCAGCCAGGACGTCAAGCTCAGCGAACAACGGGTGAACCTTGAAAAGCAGATCAACGATCTGAAGGCAAAGGCGAAGAACCCCAACGTCAAGCTCGACTCGTCCGGCCTGGTGTCGCTGCGCACCGAGCTCGACAAGTATGTCACCGATACCGCGACCGTCTACGGCAAGGACAGCGACGAATACGCAAAGGCGCTCGACAAGAAGAAGCAGTCGCTGGCAATGTTCGGTCAGTCCGAGTTGCTCGCTGACGTTGCGGCTTCGAATGACAAGACCCGCACGCTCAACCAGGGCCTTCAGACCGAAGCTCAGGCGCGCAAGTCCGCGATGCAGCAGGAACTCGACGAAGTCGACCAGAAGATGGCCTACTATCGTCAGCAGGGCACGCTCGACGTTGATGCGACCAATCAGTTCGAAGCCGAAAAGGCCGCGATCCGTCAGAAATACGCCGCTCAAGATCCGATGAGCAACCTCATGAAGCAGTGGGGCGATCTGCAGGGCAACCTGACCAGGGCCTCTGCCCAGTGGATGGACTCGCTCGCTGACGGTCTGACCGGTCTCATCATGGGCACCGGCGACCTGAAGCAGGCTTTGCAGGGCATCGCACGCGACATCATCAACATGTCGCTGAAGAAGGTCATGTCGGGCTTTATGGGCAACAAGAGCGGCGCCGGCACGTCCGGTGCGGGCGGTGGTATTCTGTCGAAGGCGAGCAAGGGCGGTGGACAGGCAGCGGCTGCCGCAAGCGGCTCGATCGTCGGTCTGTTCCACTCGGGTGGTCTCGCCGGCGCTGCTGCTCCGATGACGCGCATGGTCGATCCCGCGATGTTCAGGACCGCACCGAAGTATCACTCCGGCGCAAACGCGATCGGTGGACGCCGTCTGATGCCTGGTGAGATCCCGATCATCGCCAAGGATGACGAAGGCATCTTCACCAAGGAGCAAATGGCTGCCATGGGCACGAAGATGGCTTCGAGCAACACGTCGAACGCTGTCACGATCAACGCGCCGGTCACGGTCAACGCTTCGGGTGGCTCGAAGGACCAGAACGCCGATCTCGCAAAGCAGGTCTCCGCTCAGATGGAGTCCACGATGCGCGCAACGGTCGTCTCGGAACTGCAACGCCAAATGAAGCCAGGAAACATTCTGTCAGGAGCCGGTAGACGATAATGACTGTTCCAACCTTCACACCACCCCTCGATCCGACGCCGGGCCTCGGCCGCAAGACTGCCTACAAGCTCTTGAAGGCCGAGTTCGGCGAAGGATACACCCAGACGACGCGCGACGGCATCAATCACCGTCGGCGCTCGTTGACGCTCTCCTGGGACGTTCTGACCGACGACCAGGCCTGGGAAATCTCTGACTTCCTCGATGACAGGGGCGGCGACCTCGATTTCTTCTATACACCACCTCGCGAGAGCGTTCCCGTTAAGTGGACGTGCGAAGAATGGGACGACACGGTTAATTCCGACAGCACCCGGAAGATCACCGCGACCTTCAACCAGTCGTTCTCAAACGCGATTTAGCCTTTGCAGTAAGTCAATATTGATTTATCATGGTGGCTCTTTCCAAGGAGCCCCATGACCACAATCTACGAAACAGCCCAGAGCCTGACACCCGGCGAAAAGGTCGCTCTCTACCGTCTCGATGCAACGTCGGCCGGAGGAGGCGT